TTCAATCGAAGATAACAGTGATGGACTCCACATGAAGATTATCCACCAGAATCACGGAATGCATTCACGATTCAACCTTGTGGATATTAAGGATGTTACCTCAGATATCCTCCCAACCACTTTAGATGCAGATTACTCAAATACTGCAACTTCAGATATTGCTCTTGTAGATGCAACTGGATTTGACACATTTGAAGGTCAAACTGTAGATGCAACTAACATTGGTTACGTCATTATTGATAGTGAAATCATTTCATACACTGGAACTAGTGGAAATAATCTAACTGGTATTACTAGAGGAGTTGATTCAACCAAATCATTCTCTTATAAATCTGGTGATCGTGTATTCAAGTATGAGAACTCTGGGGTATCACTCAGAAGAATTAATAAAGAACATGATTTAGATGATGTAACAGTTTCTAATCCAATTGGACTAGATTACTATCATATCAAGATCGATATGGCAAATAACGGTGTTAATAGAAGTACTGGAGTTACGTATCCAAAACTATATCTGACTAATACTAAGTCCACTGGTGGATCCAATATTCGTGCTTCTCAAAACATCCCATTTGAACTGGTTCATCCAAATGTTCAGCATGTTCTACTCAATGGTACTAATGTAACTGCAGCGGTTAGAACAGTTTCGGGAACTAGTATAGATTCATCTGGAACATCCTTCATTGATAAAGGATTTGATAATGTTAGATTGAATGAGGATAACTATCTTTCTGATGCTAGAATTGTTGCTTCTAAAGTTAACGAAACTAATAAACTCACTAATGAAGCATTCCCAGGTAAGAAGTCATTTACGATGACTCTTGATCTAACAACAGAAAATACTTTACTATCTCCAATCATTGACTTAGATAGAGTCTCATGTATCTTTGTAAGTAACAGAGTTAATAACGCAGTTACTAACTTTGCAACTGATGATAGAGTTTCCACTATCGATGGAGATCCATCAGCATTTACATATGTTACCGATGATGTAAGTCTAGAGTTTAATGCAACATCTCTGAAGGTAAGGTTTGCAGCGTACATTAACATCCTATCTGATGTTAGAGTTCTATATTCAATCTCTAACTCTCGTGATGATGATCCAGTCTACTATCCTTTCCCAGGATACGATAACATTGATCTGAATGGAAATATTATTAATGATGCAAATAATAATGGAAGACCTGATGCATCATATGTCAAAACTGATGTATTGGAATCTGAAGATGTACCATTCAGAGATTATGAATTTACTATTGATAATTTACCATCATTCAAATACTTCAGTATCAAAGTGATTGGTAATAGCACTAACCAAGCATATCCTCCAAGAATCAAAGAGTTCAGTGCAATCGCACTTGCATAATGGAAAATCAAAAACATCTAAAAGTGAAGGACCACCCGAACTTAGTTCGGGAAAAGTCCTCACATGCGATTCTGAATACCGATGCTAATGCGTATAATACGTATATTAAGCAGAGGGAACATCAACAGAATGAAGAGGAAAAAATGGAAACATTAAGATCCGAATTAAATGATGTTAAGAATGAAATCAGTGAAATCAAAAATCTGTTGTTAAAAATTGCGAATACACCTACATAGTATAGTAGATAAAGAAAATGGCAATTCCAACTTCCCGACAAGAATTAGTTGATTATGTTCTAAGGAAACTTGGTGCTCCAGTTTTGGAGGTTAATGTTGCTGCAGAGCAAATTGATGATTTAGTTGATGATGCAATACAACTATTTCAAGAAAGACACTTTGACGGTGTATACCAAACATTCTTGAAGTATAAAGTCACTGCTGACGATATTGCTAGGGGAAGAAGTAGAGGAGGTAACAATGCTGTTGGTATTGTTACTAGCACGGGTACCGCTCCCGCATCTTCTGGAATTAGTACCACTTCTGTAGACTTCAACTTTGAAGAAAACAGCAACTATATTCAAGTTCCAAGTCATGTTATTGGTGTAAATAAACTGTTCTTATTTGAAGGAACTAATTCCATTGCAAGTGGAATGTTCAGTATCAAATATCAGTTGTTCTTGAATGACATTTATTATTTCAGTTCAGTTGAACTGTTGACCTATGCAATGACCAAGACTTATCTTGAAGATCTTGATTTCTTGCTGACAACACAAAAACAAATCAGATTTAATAAGAGACAAGATAGGTTATATCTTGATGTTGACTGGAGTGCGCTAACAGAAGGGCAGTATATTATCATTGATTGTTGGAGACAGTTGAATCCCGCTGACTATGCTGAAGTGTGGAATGATTCATTCCTGAAAAAGTATGTCACTGCTCTGGTTAAGAAGCAATGGGGACAAAACTTGATCAAGTTCCAAGGTGTTTCTCTCCCTGGTGGAGTTCAACTAAATGGGAGACAACTATATGATGATGGTCAAAGAGAAATCGATGCCATCATGGAACAGATGTCGAATACTTATGAACTTCCACCCCTAGACATGATCGGATAAGGACATGCTCAACCCGTTTTTCCTACAAGGTTCTAGAAACGAACAGTCACTTGTTCAAGAATTAATCAATGAGACCATTCAAATTCATGGTATAGATGTTTATTACCTACCAAGAACCTATGCAACGGAAGCAACTGTAATACGAGAAGTCATTGAGTCTGAGTTCAATGACTCATATCCTATTGAAGCATATGTCAATACTTTTGAAGGATATGGAAATCAGGGAACTATACTTTCCAAGTTTGGTATTCAGGAGTTAGACGATTTAACTCTTACAATTTCTAGAGAGCGTTTTGAAACTTACATCGCTCCACTAACTAAAAATAAACCCAATATAAAACTATCAGATAGACCCAAGGAAGGAGACTTAATTTGGTTCCCACTTGGTGATAAACTATTTGAAATTAAGTACGTTGAGCATGAGAAACCTTTCTATCAACTGAAGAAAAACTATACTTATGAACTAACTTGCTCACTATTCAGAATTGGTGACGAGGTTATTGATACTGGAATTGATGATATCGATGATATCACAATTGATACTGGATTCAGTTTAGACCTAACATTAACTGGTATTGGTAGCACAGCATCTGCTTACACTGGTATCGTTAATGATGGTGTAAGAAAGGTCACTCTAACTAATAGAGGTGGTGGATTCACGTCTACTCCATCTGTTCTATTTTCTGCCGCGGCTGGTCTCGGAACTGCTGTTGGTATTGCCACCATGATTGATGGTATTACTGACCTGTGTAAACCCAATCCAGACAAGTCTAGAGTACAGCAGGTTCTACTCACAAATCCTGGATTTGGTTACACTGTAGCACCAGAAGTTGCCTTTGTTGGTGGTGGTGGAGTCGGTGCTGCTGCAACAACAGTAATTGCTGATGGAATTGTTGGTGTAATTACAGTTACAAGTTCTGGTGGTGGGTTCACAGCACCCCCAACAGTTACATTCTCTGCTCCTCCTGCAGTGGGAATTGTCACTGCTGTTGTTAGTAACACTGTTCCAGCGGGTGCACCAGTTACCTTTGATGATACGTTTGATTCCACTGTATACAGTATGGATTCAACGGATCTAACTTTCGACTCCAACTAAATACATATACGAAAAAGCGTTTGCACTAGATAGTAATGGCCAAAAAGATAATCAATACTGGTACAACTGATAACGACGGGACTGGTGATTCTCTGAAAGCCGGCGCTGGCAAAATTAATGATAATTTTAATGAGATTTATACCGCTTTCGGTGATGGCACAACCTTAACTGGTGGAACTCTTGGTGGTGCCCAAGGTATTAAGGGCAATACGGGTTCTCAAGGTATTCAGGGTTTCCAAGGTGTTCAAGGACGCATAGGTGCAAACTTCAATGTATTTGCAACAGAAGCAAACGTTGCAATTAACCCGCCAGGAAATGTCCAGACATTTTTAAATAATACTTATCCAAACGCTGGTATTGGTAGTGCAGTAATTGATGATTTAACAAATCATATCTGGGTATATCAAGGTGGTAGCGTTTGGTTAGATGGTGGTGATACATCTGGTTCTCAAGGTATTGCAGGTCAATATGCAGCACAAGGTATCCAAGGAACATTAGGTATCCAAGGAACTCAGGGACTTCAAGGTATCCAAGGGTCTCAAGGTATCCAGGGTGTTCAAGGTAGAGATGGTCAGAATGCTGGACAGGGTACACAGGGAACTTTTGGTGTACAAGGAACACAGGCAACTCAAGGTACTC